TGCTAATGATTTGAATTTCAGTATACAATCATCATTCTTATAAATTATGTCATACAAAGAAGTACTAAGAGGACTGACTGCTGGTGAACAGAATAACGCTAATAGATTTAGACAATTTGAATCTATACGTTTAGCTGAAGACCGAGAAAGAGGTCGTGAAAGATTAAAAGCTATTTCTCAATTTTCTACAAGTCTTGATGGCTTTATAAAAAATACAGTAGATAAACAAATTGAAGAAGATAAATTAAAAGGTAAGCTTGCAGCTATTGAACAGGACATGGAGTCTCGTGAAGTTACAGGTCAAGCAAACATACCTCAAGAAGATTTTGACGATTACTTTGCAAACAAAGAGACACTACTTGATAGTAAAAAACAATTAAATACTGTAGCTAATAATGTTTTAGAAGAAGGTGGAACTTTTCAAGAAGCTGATGAAATAAGTAATTTATCTGGTTGGGCACTATATAGTTTTGTACAACAAAAATCTAAGATTGCAGCTGACGGTTACGAAGATTGGTTGAAAGGGGAGATGCAAAATAATGACAGTATTGAACTAGAAGCTAACGGTACAACATTTACACCTTCTACTGCTGAAACATTAGATCAAAGAAATATTGCATTAAAAGCTTTAAGAAGACAATACCTAATAGAACAAAATCTTACTGATGTAAACAGAGCATTATTAGATGATAAAGAGGTTGGATTTTACGATAAAGTTCAGAGTGCTCATAGCACAATAATGAAGGGTTATGAGAAAGATGATGCTATTGATAAAGGGTTTAAAATTAGAACAGATGCTGTAAATGATTTTGCTGTAAATAAAGATTTTGAATCATTGTTAGGAACTATAAAAAGAACTGTAAAGAAGGATGGCACTGTACATAACAGAGCAGAAGCTCTAGACGAAACATTTAAAATATTAACTGATATGGCTAAGACAGGTCAGTTAACAGAGGATGATCTTAAAGACATACAAGATCAAGAAATCATGATCGATGGTAAACCATATAAAGCGAGTAGATGGAAAACTAGATGGTTAAAGTTAGCTGACGAAGTAACAGAATATCAAAATGAAGTTTTAAAAAATGAGATAGAATCTTTAGAAAATAAAGGAAAAAAATATATTATTGATATTCAAGAGAAAGAATCAAAATTACAAAAAGAAGGAAAAAGATTTAGTGAAGCTGAGATTGATGAAATGATAACTAATTGGGATGCTAAGTGGGGTAAAGTGGATTCTTATTTATTTGATTTAAAAACACGTTCATCTGAAGATAAAATAGACGAAGATATTATTGAAATTCTAGAAGCAAAACAAAAAAATTTACAACCTATATATAAAGAAGATGTTGATCAAATTCAAGATTTTGAAAAGTGGAAAAAGTGGACAAAGATTATTGAAGAAACAGATTTAACTTTACCCAGCGATATAAAAACAAAAAGAGATGAACGCATAAAAAGTACAGTTGAACAAAGAACTTTAAAAAATCAAGATAGTATTAGAGGAGAAAAATATACAGCTAACATGCATCAGGCAACTGATGACTATAACAAGTTATATGCAGAGGCTATTACAAAAAAAGAAAGTCCTACAGAGGCACATCGTTATGCTATCGACATTATTGAAAAAAACATAAATGATGGTGTATATGATACTTGGAATTATCGTAAGCAAGACCCTAGTAGAGAGCATGAACAAAACTTACAAACTTCTCTTTTTGCTATAGGAACTAATCCATCAATAATTACTGAAAGTGTTATTCCTGGTACTGAAGAAGCTTTAAAAACATACATTAAATCAAAAGGTAAAACTGTACCTATAATCTTTGAACAAATTACAACTGAATATAATAAAACTGCTGAAACACCAATATCACCTAGCTATCTTGCCACACTCCAAGCTGAAGCGGCTGGTAATAAAATAGAAAATGTTATATCAGATATTGATAAAGAAACTTTAGAACTACCAAAACACGTACAACAAATACTACTAAGACATCCCGATCAGTATAAAGTGCAAAGAGCTAAAATCGAAATGTTAAAAGAGGATGGTGATATTTCATATAATGATGTTGACTACTTAATCCAAGAAGTAGCTCAAATGGATATAGATAAAGACAATCAATTAAAACCTTTACCTAAAGATCTTAAACCTCGTATAGGTGATTGGAAAGATATTAAAGGTATAGGGTATGTTGTTTACGATGGTGAAGAGTGGATTAGAAAAGGTAATAAAGGTAGGTTTAAAGAAGCATATATAGGAAATGTAGAAAATTATAGAGATATTGATAACTTCGTCAAACCATACGATGGTAATTACAAGGGTGATATACCTTTAGGCTCCTGGAAAAAAATACCAAACGCTATAGGATATGTAGTTTGGGATGGAGAAAAATTTGTACGAAGCGGTAATAAAGGCCGTGGAGGTGAATATGAAGGTGAATTATCAAACTTTGTAGATTTAGACGGACAAGTAAAAAATTTTTAAATTACTAAGGTAATAAAATGTATTCAGGATTTAATCCAAATGCTGTAGATCCAGAATCTTTATTAGAATCTGCTGAAGAAGTACGGGAATTTACAGAACTTGATGAAGAACTACGGGAAGAACAAGCAGAAGAAGAAGAGTTTTTATCTGCTGAAGCAGAACAAGCTAAGGCTGAAATAGAAGATCCACGAAACAGAGAGGGTTTTGGTGGGATAAGAGGTATTTCAAAGGAACTAGGTGCTGCTATAGGTGGTGGATTACAAGATACTGCCTCCTCTCTTGTCACTCTTCCAGAAAGAGCCATTGATATGTTCAGTGGTGAAATGGTTGAAGAACAAAAAACAGAAGAAGGTTATAAACCAGAATGGGATGATTTCTTTGTTGATGATGCAGACCCTATAGAAACTAAAACATGGTGGGGAGGTGCCTTACGAGGACTTGTTCATTTTGGTTCAATGGTTCCAGCTAGTGTTGTAGCATTAAAAGCTGCTGGATTAAGTGGTCTTGTTGCTGCTACAGGAGCTGGAGGAACATTATTAAGAGGTGCTGCTATCGGTGCAACCTCTGACCTTATGTCTAAATATAGTCAAGAAGATAATGCTTTAGGCATGGTAAGAGATAGGTTTGGATTTATAGATACGCCCTTATCAACAAAAGATACAGATCACCCTGCTATGAAGACCTTTAAAAATGTTGTAGAAGGCATGGGTATAGGTTCTTTATTTGATGCAGCTAGTATTGTTATTGGTAAAGGTATTAGAAAAGTAAAACCAAAAAAACCAAATAAAAATGTAATTCCTGAATCTAATCAACTACCTAGCGGTGAAGTAACTGATGGTGTAGCTGATGAACTAGGAAAAGCACAACTACGGGCACAAAGCTTAAGAGATCAAAATATAGAAATGGCAAGAGATCAAGCTAAAGGTCCAGAGTTTGGTGCATATAAAAATAGAAAATTAGCAAATAAATGGCAAGGAGCGACTACATCTACTGATACACCATACAATGTTGATCAGAGTTTAAAACGTATTAATTATGAATATGGTGCTGAGATGGGATCAACTGGATCACTATATACTCCAGCTGGTTTAGCACGAATTCAAGTTAATGCAAATATGGCTGAAAAAGATCTTATTAAGGTCATGAATCAATATATGAGTGATGCAAGAGTTAAAGAAGCTGTAGCAGAAGCAAAATCAAAAAATAAACCTTTATATGAATTATGGGGTGATGCAACAGCATTAGCACAAAAAATTTATGAAGGAAGAAATACTAGTGATCTTACGGCTTCAGAATTTTGGTCTCCTTTAGATAAAAACTCTAGGTTATTCGGAGTTAATTTTATAGATTCAAACCAAGTAAAAGCATCTGAATTAGTTATAGGTTCACTGTTAAAGGAGATAAGAGATTCTGGTATAACTAACAGAGAGCTTTATAACATAGCAGATTTAAAAGATATTGATGGTCCAGCTAAAGCAATGTATGACAAAATCATTGCTGGAGTTATTCATGTTAATACTTCTAAAAAATTACAAAGTTATTCATTTGCTGGTTTACAAAATAGAGGTTTAAAAAAACCAACTAGAGCACAAATTAAAGCAGAGATACAAGCTGACGCAGAACAATCTATTAAAGCTCATCAATTAGCTATGCAAATGGCTGGCGAAGGAGATGATGATTTATTTAAAGCTTATATGGAAGCTGTGTCTATGGGTGGTGATATACATAATTTAACTGATTTTGATAACTATATAAGAAAACAATTTTTAGGTGGCACTGTAAAAGGGCAGAAGAAAACAGGCTTAATAGTTAAAGGTATGCAAAGAGTAATGGTTAATAGTGTATTAAGTGGACCAAAAACTCCTATGAGAGCACTTCTAGGTACTGGTACTGCGACATTTTTAAGACCATTATCTATGGCATTAGGAGCTAGTTTAAAAGGAGATGGTGCAACACTTAGAGCATCAATGTCCGCATTTAATGCTATGCGAGAATCAATACCAGAAGCTTGGACATTGTTTACTAAAAACTTAAATTCTTATTGGTCTGGTGATGTATCAACGATAAAAAGTAGATTTAACAATATTACTAAAGGTGATGAACAATGGGCTATGTACACCGATTGGGTAAACAATAGTGGCAGAGCTACTAATGGAGATAAATTAGCTTTTCATTTAGCTAATGGTGCACGAGCATTGAATGATAATAAATTTTTAACTTATTCAACCAAAATCATGGCTGCTACTGATGATGCATTTGGTTTGTTATTAGCAAGAGCTAAAGCAAAAGAAAGAGCAATGCGTGAAGCTATGGATTTGTTTAACCAAGGAAAAGTTACAGAAATATCACCTCAAATGTTGAAGGAAGCTCAAGATAGATTTTATAGCGAAATAATGGATGTAAATGGAAATATCATAGATGACGCTACATTATATTCAAAAAAAGAAGCAACATTAACTAGTGATTTACACGGATTTGCACAGAAACTAGATCAAACATTTCAAAGCACTCCTTGGGCTAAACCATTTTTATTATTTGCCAGGACAGGTATGAATGGTCTTGAATTAACAGCTAAACACTCTCCTATATTTAATAGAGCTGTTAAAGAAGTTCGTGAAATTCTTAAAGCAACACCAGAAGATTTATCAAGTGTTTTACAATATGGAATTACTAATGCTGATGAATTAGCAAATGCAAAAGCTTTAGTACAAGGTAGACAAGCTATTGGTAGTTCATTAATTTTATTAGCTAATATTCATTATTTAAATGGTGGTTTGACTGGAAATGGACCAGCTGATAGAAAAAAAAGGCAGACATGGATAGATGCTGGATGGAGACCAAGAAGTATTAAAATAGGTGATGTTTGGATTGGATATGACGCATTTGAACCTTTTAATTTAATACTTTCAACTATTGGCGATATTGGTGATTATTCTGAACAAATGGGTCCAGAATGGAGTGAAAAACAATTTAGAAAATTAGCTACGGTAATGATGCAAGGTTTAACAAGTAAATCATACCTTGCAAGTATGCAGCAATTTGTTGATTTATTTGCTGTAGGACAAGAGGGTCAAATAGAAAAAATTTTGGCAAGTCTTGCTAATAATTCAATACCTCTTTCTTCATTAAGAAACGAATTAGGTAAATTGTTTAATCCTCATATGAAAGAAATAAATTCTGGAATTTTGCAATCATGGCGTAATAGGAATTTATTTTTAGAAGGTATTTCACCTGAACCAGTACCTGATAAATTTGACATGTTAACAGGAAAACCTATAAGAGATTGGGATTTTCCAACTAGAATGTTTAATGCTATTAGCCCGTTCTCAGTTAATTTAGACTACAGTCCAGGACGCAAATTGTTATTTGATAGTGGATTTGATTTAAGAACAACTGTTTATTCTTATAAAGGTATAAGTTTTAAAAACAATCCAAGAATAAGATCAATTTTTCAAAAAGCTATTGGAGAACAAAATATACAATATCAACTAGATTTATTAGCAAAAGATCCTAAAATTTTAAATTCTATACAACAGATGAATTTTGATAGAAATAATGGTTTGCGTAGTAATGATCCTATGAAATATTATTACCATAATTTAGTTATTGCAGATATTTTTAAAAAAGCTAAAAAGAAAGCTTGGTCGAAAATACAAAATGATCCTGAAGTTTTACAGCTAATACAAGAAGATAAAGATATGAAGATAAGAGGTCTAGCAACCTTAGATAAAACAAGAGAATTTAAATCTGAAAAAACACAAAAAATATTAAATTTACGCAATAAATAATCCGCCCGTCAAATTATCCATAGATAAATGGCGACAACTTTTACAGAGAATGGTGGAGGTGCTCCAAATGGTTCCAAATTGGAATTTACTTACACCTTTCCAATCTTACAAACTGAAGATATTGAGGTCCAATTAAATGGACATGCTCAAGCGACAACTAAATACACAGTAGATACCACAAGTAATCCTACAAAAATAACTTTCAATAATACTAATATAGATAGCACTGTTCAAGAAAGTACAGGAGCACCAAAAACAGGTGTTCTTGTTACTGTTGCTAGGGTAACAATTGTTGGAAAATCAACTGGAGATGATGATCCAAAAGCTGTTTTTGCAGCAGGGTCATCTATACGAGCTGTTGACTTAAATGCTAATACTGAACAAGCTTTATTTGCAATACATGAATTGCAAGAAAGAAAAGTAACCACTACTAAAATTTTAGACAATTCAGTCACATCATCAAAAATATTAGATGGAACAATTGTTGATGCAGATATAAGCAGTAGTGCAGCTATAGCAAATACAAAAATTGCTAATGGATTATTAAATAGTAATTTAACTGTAAATTCAGATAACATCGTAGATGGATCTATTGTTAATGCTGATATAAATGCAAGTGCAAATATAGCGGGATCTAAATTAGCTAATGATTCTGTAACTTTAGATAAACTTGGACCAGGAGCACTTCCAACAGACATAACCGTAGCAAGTGCAAACATCGTTAACGGAACTATCGTTGATAGTGACATAGCGACTGGTACTTTAGACAATAGGTATTACACAGAAGCCGAGTTAGATTCGGGTCAATTAGATAATAGATACTACACTGAAACTCAACTTGATGGTGGTTCCTTAGATACTAGATACTACACTGAAACTGAGTTAAATGCTGGACAGTTAGACAGTAGATATTTTACAGAGACCGAAATAAATAATGGTCAATTAGACACTAGATACTACACAGAGACAGAGTTAGATGCTGGTCAATTAGATAATAGGTATTTTACAGAAACTGAAGCTGACGGTAGATTCTTACGTCAAGACTCAACTGACGTTTTAGACACTAACGCTACATGGACAGTAGGTAATACTCACGTTGCTACAACTGGAGCTATCGAAGCTCGTATTGTTGACCTTATTGATGACGTAGGCGGATTTGATGCAATAGCAAATGAAACCAGTTTTCCAGCTACAAATCCACAAGGAACAACTGGACAAAGTGCGATTCTCAGCATTGCTGCTGTCTCAACAACTCTTACTCCTAGCTCTAACACAATTACTATTGCTAACGGAGCTGGATCTGGAAATACCGTTACAATCAATAATGTAACTCCTAGCTCAATACCTCAAGGATTTGGATTATTAGTTGAATCTACTTCAACATTACATACTTATAATTTTCATAGGTTAGTTCCAAAAGCTTTAGAAGTTAATACTGTTGCTACCAACATTACAAATATTGTTGCTGCTGGTGCAAACGTAGCTGACATAAATAACTTTGCAGATTTATATCAAATATCAAATAATGCACCAACACAGAGAGTAGATGGAACAAGTTTACAAGACGGTGATTTATGGTTTGATAATTCCAATGACAATTTACGGGTATATGACGGGACTAATTGGGCTATCATCTCCCCTAACCAGAGTGTTCTTAACGATATTGCTATTGTCTCAGGTGCGATTACTTATCAAGAAGACTTAGGTCTTATAAGTGATGCTGTAACTACAGGAAGTTCAAACGGTTCATTAGATATTGTTGCAGACATATTAGAAGACGAAGCAACATTTACAGTCACAGCAGCTACAGGCAAATTTATTATTGATGGTGTAGATAAACCAGCTCTTACTTTATATAAAGGTTGGACATATACATTTGATATTAGTGATGCGTCTAATGCTACTCATCCATTACGTTTTTATGCTGGTAGTTCACAGTACTCAACTAACGTAACTGTTACTGGTACTCAGGGACAAGCTGGTGCAAAGATATCTATTAAGATTCCAGAAACACAACCAACTAATTTTCAATATTACTGTACAAACCACAGTGGTATGGGTAACACCATAACCGTAAAAGACGACCCACTAAAAACTATTGCGGATATAAGTGCAAGTATTGTTGCAGCAGCTAATAACTCTGCAAATATAAATTTAACTGCTGGTTCTATTGGAAATGTAAACGCAGTAGGAGCTTCTATAGGAGACGTTAATAGATATGCTAATGAATATTCAATATCTGCTACCCAACCTTCATCTCCATCAACTGGTGATCTTTGGTTTGACACAACAAATAATGTTTTAAAAAATTATAACGGAACTATTTGGGCTGGTATCACATCAAACTCAGGAATTTCAGACGTAGTTAGTGATACAACACCACAACTAGGAGGAGCACTTGATTGCCAAAATAACGGTTTAACAAATGTAGGCAGTATGAGTGGTGTAGGCAATATGAGCGGTGTAGGCACAGTAGATGGCACAAATTTACAACTCGATTTCGGTACTCTTTAAATGGCAAAATTATTAAAATTAAGACGTGGCTCAACAACTCAACACAATTCATTTACAGGTGCTGAAGGTGAAGTCACTATTGATACAACAAAAGACACAGCTGTTGTACATGACGGCTCACAAGCTGGTGGTAGACCTCTTTTAAGAGAAGACATGTCTAACCTTCCAGCTGGAACAATAGACAACGCAGACATTAATGCATCTGCTGCAATAGCTGGAACTAAGATATCTCCTAACTTTGGATCACAGCAAGTAGAAACAACAGGAGCAATTCTTGCAAATAATGGGTTGGTTGCAAAGGCTTCTACTGAACCACAAATAGTAGTACAAGATTCTGATACTGGTAATACAGGAAATGCTGCTGAAACATCAATTCAATATAAAGATGGTGGCGGAACTGTACAAGGTCAGATAGGTTTTCATGATGTTAATAGTTCAAATTTATTTATTGATACACAAGCTACAAGTCAACCTATTAACTGTAGAGTAGGTGGCTCATCAACTCAACTATTAATAGATAATGCTGGTATTGACGTATCAGGAAACATCACAACTACAGGAGATATACGAGTACCAGATAATAAAAGTATATTTATTGGTAATAGTGATGATTTTCAATTTTTACACAGGACAGCAGACAATACTTCAATCATATCAGAAACTGGTGGTGGAGATTTAAGTATAGAAACCAATGGTTCTCAAGCTCATTTTTACGATAAAACTAATGGTCGTATTATGGCTGAGTTTGTTACTGGTGGAGCTTGCAGCTTTAAACATGGAGCTACAACTAGATTAGCAACAACATCAAGCGGAGCTACAGTAACAGGAGACTTAGCAGTTACAGGATCGTTAGCTAATGGTGTTACAGCAACAACTCAATCAGCAAGTGACAACTCAACAAAGGTTGCCACAACAGCTTACACAGATACAGCAATATCAACTCTTACGACAACAGTAAATAACAACCTAGCAACCAAACTACCTCTTGCTGGTGGCACGTTAACTGGAAATTTAGCAATAAATACAGGTAACTCTACAAACGATATAACAGCAGGAAACATTTTCCGCATCATGGGTAATGATGTGCGGATAACAAATGGTTCTGGTTCAGAAGGAATGATATTTGCTGCTGCTGATGGGGCAGTAAGTTTGTATCATGGTATGGGTTCTGGAACTACTGCTGAAGTTAAACTTGCTACTTCAAGTACAGGCGTGTCAATTACAGGTGCTTTAACAGCATCTGGTGACGTAACTGCATTCTCTGACCAAACACTTAAGAAAGATATAACTACAATTAATGATGCTTTAGGTCTATGCGGTAAGTTAAGAGGTGTTTCTTATAAGTGGATAAAAGATGATAAACCAAGTATCGGTGTTATCGCACAAGAAATAGAACAACACATTCCAGAGATTGTTTCTACTACACAACTAGATGGTAAAGATGTAAAGTCTGTTGATTATGGAAAAATAGT